ACATTGTGTCAGACACATCAAATGCCGCACACACAGAACAAGTCATTGTTTTGGCAACAGCTTCAGACACGCCCCAAGGCTTGGCTGAATCTTTCCAATAGTTTTCTGGCTTGTCAGGATTAGCAGGGCCATAGTGATAGTTGTCTATGGCATTCTGTCTGTTCTTGAGATTTACATCAATGTCTGCTGTTGCCACAGGGCAACCTTTTTCCACTGATTCAATAAGTTTGATATACTTTCGCATACATCTATTTATTATATTTAGAAAGGATATATGTTTTTGCTTGATTGACATCAAGCCCTTCCTTTTCTATTTGTTTAAGAATGTCCACCATGGACCAACCCATTTGAGGCGAGTCCATAGCTTCTTGAATTAATTCGTCTACTCGTTGCATTAGAGTTACTTATCTTTCTGGGATTGATTGTGTAACTCAAATAGAACTTTGACTTTTTCTTGTAATACTTCGATTGCTGTGTGCATCTTGGCCAATACAATGACCAGTGTAATGAAACCTAAGAGAATAGGCCACACGGCATTTACTAAACCTACCAAGTCCATTTCTTGCCCCTGAGAAGTAAACACTTACTTCTTCTTCTTTTTCTTTTTTCTAGATGCTTTTACTTTCTTCCAAAGATCGGCGTCTGCCTTTCGTGCACCGCCACCAGTTATGAAACTGTTTACCCTTGCGAAAGCCCATTGTTGTTGTCCGGCTCCAGGTCTATGTCCAGTCTTCCAAGCCGCCATTCCTCTGTTGTATACCTGTTTGAGAATGCCATAAGGAATGTTTGTTTTTTCAGATTTGTTTTTAAGTCCTTTGATTTGTTTTTCTAACAATAAATCAAAGGCTTCTTTAAGTATAAAATGATATGCTCTCATACAAGTACTTATACAAGTTTAAGATCTGTAAAGATATCTCTAAGGTCTGCAGGATCAATGTTGGACATCTGTGCCAGTTTTCCAATTGGATTTGTTACACCGTCTGCTTTCATGTCAGTGTACAGTTGTACCAATGTTTTCATGGCCTTGGGTGAATTAAACAATTTGGCTTTTTTTATAGTCTGTCTTAATTTATCAACCCAATCTCTTTCTAGCAATTCATCTTCTTTCACACAGTTAGGCACCATCTTGCCGCCTTTCTTTTTCATGCCTAATTGTTTCCAGCCATCCCAACAAGGATCATTTTTTTTCTTTTCACCATACATCTGTCTGTACTTTTTGGTGTGCTTGGATACTTTGGTTTTTGCTCTAGCATCACCAGGTGCTGGTTTGTATGAAGATGCAGATTTATCAGGCAAATCTACTCCTTTCTTGAAGTGTGCATCTCTTTTGGCTTTGGTTGATTTGGCTAGCCCTTTGTGATACTTGGCAGGCTGTGTGCCTTTACGGCCTTTGATGTCTTTGTCTTGTTTAGTAGCCCTTTCAGTAAGCCCTCTGCGTTTCATTTCTTTGCCTATGCGTTTGATCATAAACTGTGTAGATGGTACACTTTGATCCTGTCCACGAAACTGTGTCATTAATTTTTTTAAATTAGCATCTGACTGTTTGGCCATTTTGGCATCTTCGTTGGCGTGCATGGCCGCCATGTGTGCTTTGTATTTCTTTGTGCCTTTCTTGTGTGGCGATTTGCCTTCAAAGTTACCACCAACTTGTTTTTGTTTGATACCTTTTTCATCAGCAAATGTGTCAATGCTCATGGCCATTCTAAAGTCTAGTATGGTCAATCCTTTGACATCAGTAGTGGTTGTACGGATTGTGACTTCTGAAAAGTCTTGTGTGACTTCTGTGAAGTGATCCATGTTTTCAGAAAGGTCATTAATAAATTTTGTGAGTTCTTCTGCTTGTCTATGATTGTTGGCTATGTATGTGGCACGCAGTTCTCTGTGATCAAACATTTCCCAATCAGGAGTATATTTTTGGTGTAGATAGTTCAACTGTTCATTAGAAGGCACAAACTCTTCTACATCAATTGCTCTGAATTCTCCTTCATACAATTCATTAAGAAGCATCTATCTCTCCTCTTTCCATGATAATCTGTCTGTTTTTCAAATGCTGTTCTTCAACTTCTGATTTAGATTGACCCATATATTTAACTGCGTATGCTTCACGCACCATGTAGTCATTTAAATGTGTGTAGCAGTCGTTTTTAGCGTCGTACACAATGAATTTACCTAGCACACGGCCAAACTTACCCGTGCCGTCTTTTTTAGTAACTAGTGTTTGTTTAGAGCCTACTGGCATGAATGTTTCTACTATTTTTTTGGCCAGTAGTCCAAACTTTTTTTCTTCTTTGTCTCTGGTTCTAGATTCTGGTGTGTCTATGCCTAGCAATCTAATTCTTTCATTTTTCATCCAAATATCAAAACCTAAATCAATATCCACATCCACTGTGTCACCATCTACTACTTTGATAATCTTACATCTATATTCGTGCATCATGATTTCCTTGTCGCCACTGGTGAAACTTTGTTGGTATCTGGCATTTCAGCAGAAGGACCTTTGGCCATGGCGTATGCTTCATGTCCAAGTTTTTCATAGGCCTTTTCTACCATTTCTCTTTCTATTTCTGTGTAAGGTCCAATGTATGCTTTGTTACCTGTCATGGACTCAATGTCTATGTCATCTAGATTGTCTGGATATCTAGCCATTAACATAGAAGCTCTATATAGTCCATAGTAACGATCAGGATGATTAGATGTATAAGCACCAGGCGTGGATGCCTTGTGTGTATCTAATACCTGGCCTTTACGACCTTTTTTGAGTTCTGTGAGACGCATTAGTTGTTTACCTTGGCGCCTTTACGCCATTGATAGCATGACCAATATCTTGCTTTTGTTTTATCTTTGGCTTTGGCTGTGCCACAACCATGTCTAGCACGGAATGACTTTCTTCTAGCAGGATCATCTCTTTTGATTGATAGATTAGGATCACCAAATCTTACAACTTTGACATTGCCTGTTTTGGGATCTTTAACATATACTTTGAATTTCTTTTTAGGATTCTCTGATGTTCTAATAGGATCGTTCAGTTTGACTTTACGACCTTGATACTCTGCTTCATCTATACCAAAGAATGTGTGTCCACAATCTTGTAGATCTGACATAGTTTGATCATCAGCTTCTACCAAACAAGAATCTGTGTTGTAGTCCACAACATCACACTCAATGGCCAGTTCTTGATTTATTACAAAAGCCAAGGTATCCCCTGTCACAGGGTACTGAGAGCGATGCTCTGTTTCTTGTAGGTAGGATATGAAAGACATTTTAGTCTTCCTTTTTTATGATTTCAAGTTCTTCTTGTAGTGCTTTCTCTAGAGCTGATGTATCTTCTTCAACCTTTTGCATAGGATTATCACCGCCTGCAACCTTAGGATAAGTTTTCTTTGGCTTGTTAGCACCACCACTCATCTTGTTTAGTTTGGTATCAGAGTCAATAATTTGCTCTTTAGGAGAGTTTGCATATCCTCTGTGTTCATTTTCCAACACTTTGGATTGTCCTGCAAGATACTTCATCCTTTGAATTTCTTCATTAAATTTCACTGTGTTATCCTCGTATGCATATCCTTTGACATGGTCATCAATCATGTTCATGGCTTTCTCAACTGCCTTCATATGATCATAATCCTTGTCAGAGAATGATGGTAAGTTATCGCTCAAGAATTGTTCAAGAGCTTCTTCAGTTTCAAAGTAACCACCTTCTTGTGAGTTGGCGATGTCTGCCACTATCTCAGCGGCTCTATCTGAAGTTGGTCCTTCTTTGATTTCTACAGAATCTTTTATTCTTTGATCCACATCCATGTGCCCTACTGCGGCTTTACCACCTGGTAAACTCATGAAGTGACCTTTTAAAGTAGGATACTTTTTGACCAATGCTTGATAAGGTATGATTGGTGATCCTGCTTTGTCCATGTATTTGTTTAATGAATCAACATCCACATCTCTCAATGTGATGTTGCCATTAGGATCTATGTTGACATCATTTGCAGATCTGATTACAGGGGACATACCTACGCCTGATGACTTCTTGATTATGTTCATTACTTCTTTATGCAGATTGGGGTTGTCTGTGATAAAGTATGACTTAGATGAACCTATGTCACCCATTTCAAGTTCAACTTCACCTGATATAGTGTCTGTGTCATCTCTGAATCTTCTGGTTGTGATTGAATTCACTTCAGATGAAAACTCTTTGCCTTTGGAATCTTTGTATTTGACTCTTCCGCCTTTAGCAGAATGCGTCCAGGAGCTCTTACCAGCCATGTGTGGGCCAGCTTCTGCCTCCATTGTGTTTGTTTTTTCCTCTTTCATATACTCCCCCGTAATGTTTACTTTTGGAAAAAAAGCACCAGGAAGTTCAGGATGTTCTTGAGCTTTGGCACTGATTTTAATATTATCAATTCTGTCAGGATACTTGCCTACATCTTTGGCTTTGAGCATTCCTCCTTGAATTGCTTCTTGTTCTAGTTCGTCATGTATGGCCTGCATCAATTGATCAGGAACATCCTCTGGATTATCAACTTCTAGTTCTATTGTGTCTCCATAATTGTATCTTGATCTTCCTGCTTTTGATTTCAGTGCCTTCTTTAACATTTCTTTGGCATTGTCACTGAGTGCTTTGACTTTCAATGGCTTGGCCGCTTCTCCCATCACGCCTTTGGCTATGCTGTGAGCTTTCTTGATAGTTCTTTTACTCAAAGGTGGCTTGTCTTTGTACATCTTCATGGCTTTGGCCATGCCAATAGCATAAGGTGACTGTGCTTGTTCATCTTGTTGTCTGCCTTTGAGCAGGGCATGAACTGCCTTGGCCTGTCTAGACCTTGGTGCAATACCTGCCTTTTGTAATTCTCTTTCTACTGCTTTTTCATCATACTTTGGATTGTTGGCTCCATAAGCCTCTATCACTCTTTCTATGTCTTCGTAAAATGTTGCTGTGTATGATGGTGTGCCTAGTTCAGTTTTGATGGCTCTCATGATCATCTCTTGATCTTCTGGCTTGGAATGTATCATCAAACCTTTGGTGCCTGAATCAAAATGTTTGATACCCATCTTGTCTAGTATCTTTTTTGCTTTGGCTCTGTACTGTGGTGACTGTGAAATACCAAAGCCTTGAAACTTGCCTGGCAAAGGATCTTTGTCTTTAAAACTTACATCACCTACATTTTTATGACCTGCTTCATCAAGTCCTGGATACGGATAAAGTTCAACATCTGACTTTTTAAATTCTAATTCGTCATCATCTGTTTCTGCATCTTCATCTCTGATCACAATCTTGTTGCCAAAGTCTGATACCACTTTACCTATGATCTCTTGATCCTTGACCTTGACCATGTCACCCACACCAATTGCTTCATTGTACTGTAATGATTCCAGATCAGGTGCTTCCATTTTTTTAATTTTGTAAAATCTTTTTTCTGCGTAATCGCCCAATTCGTCATATACATCCAAATAATGTTTTGGATCTACATATAACACTGTGTCGTCAAAATAGAAATCATATGGATTTAGATCCATTTGATCCACCATGTAGTTGGACATTTCTGCTTCGACGCCCTCATTCATTAATATCGAAACATCAGAGTTTTCAGTGGCAAGCCCTCGTTTAACACGGTCGATACCATCTTGATATGCCTTCTTGGCATTTGGATCTTTTTCAGCTTTCATTTGTGATGTCATCATTTCAATAGCTTCTTCAGGAGATGCATTGTCAATAATGTTTTCAACATCTGTGATTGCTAAATCCATGGCGTTGCCGCCTTCTTTCATAGTATCGTCGTATGCCATTTTATTCTGTTCCCTCTGGTGCTGTGTCTGATGCTGGTGCTTCAGCAGGTGCTTCAGCTGGCACAGGATCTGGTTGGATGCCTGCTAGTGTCTGAATTCGCTCTTTTGAATTATCAACATCATACGGTTTGTATAAGTCAGTGCCCAAACCATTATCTGAAACATCCTGTGCCACAACAGGTTCTTCTGTGGTTGCTTCAGCAGGTGCTTCAGCTTGAACTGGCGCCTCCTGTACAGGTGCTTCAGCACTTTTAACTAAAGATTCTTCTTCAGTAGTGCCTTCTGCTTTGGTCATCTTTTCCACCTGATCCGTTGCCGTTTTGACATCGTCAGTTGGATTTTCGATCTTTTTAAGTGCATCTAACACTGAATACATTTCAGTACTCATATTACCTCCTTATCTGGCCGCGGACTTAGGTTCAGGCTTCTTTTGTTTTTGAGAGCCTACTGGGCTTTTGACACCCATGTCTAAATCGTTGGTAGTTTTGGCAGGTGGAGTTTTACCTCCTGCTACTTCAAACTTGGGTTTGTCTTCTTCCTCGTCTACATTAGACATTGGATCTTGATAACCCTTGTGTGAATCTTTTTGTTCTTTGGACGGCTTGTCGTAGTCTTTCTCTAAAATTGGTGCTTGTTCCGGCTCCATCACAGACTTTGTTTCCTTGTCTGCCCAACCATCTGCGAAGTCTTTAGTAAACATCTTGATGCGTGTTTCACACATACCACACTCCATGGCCATTTTGGTCAGGTGTTCTGTGGTGGCTGGATAGTTTAGAGTAACTTCAAACATTGAGACATCCATGTTTTGAAGATCTGGAAAGTCTAGTTGATCTCTCATGACAGGTGTTTTCTTGATAGAAGTCACCTTTTCAACATCAAATCTAGACAACTCTTCTTCAAACTTCTTCATAAACCCTTCAGGCAAATCACCTGCTAGTTTAATCTTGTACACATATTGGCGTGTACTTTCCATAAGATATGTTGTAAAGTCTTTCATTTGGTACCTAATAAGTTATAACATAAGTTATTTATTAGGCTTTAGAGTCTTTTGAATCTTTGTCTGCCAGTAATTTGTCAAGGATTTCATTTCTGTCCAGCACCATGCCTTCGCCTTCTTGAATAGGGCCTTCTTTGTTATCTACTTGATCTAGTTTCATTTTCTTAAGTTGTAGATCAATCATCTTTAATTTTTTGTTTACTTTGGCAGTCTTAGCCGTAATGGCGTGTCCGAGTAGGTTTGAAGCCACTCCAAATATTTCAGATGCAAATCTTGAATCTACATTCATGCCCAGGTTCATGAGTTCTTCATATGATTGTTTGGCGGCTTTGGCCAGATCATCCATTTCTGTGTCAGATGATTCTAATCCTTGTACTCTGGGCAATGCATCATCTATCTTGTCTAATGTTTTGATTGTGTCTTTAGGCAGTTCAGGTTTGTCGCCAGACACTATGGGTTCATGCAAATCATTGTTTGTACCTTCAGGCAAGTCAAATAGTTCTTCTAGTTTCTTGGTCATTTTTTAAATATGTCCTCTTCAGTGACTACTCTGAATATAAGTCCTTGTTGTTTGCACCATTGTTGTGCGGCTGTCCATTTGGCATGATTGTTTGCTACCACTTCTCTTTCTGCATTGCGTTGTTTGGATTCAACAATACTTTGTTTTTTAGGTTTGATCTCAACTATCTCTGCTCTAATTTTGTTGTGTTTAGTTTTATATAATACAAAAAAATCTGGCACATAATTTCTTTGTCTACCTGAGAACGGATCTCTGTAAGGTATCTGTACACATTCAGAAGCCCACTTGATCACATTTGGATTGTTATCACAGAATCTCATAAAGGCGTGTTCCCAACCTGATCTGTATCTGGGTCTTTTTTTGCCCACATACTTGTCGTGGTTGAACACCATGTAGTCACCTTGTAGGAATCTACTACTGCCACTACGAGCCTGGCTTACATATTTTCTTCTTCTCATGGTAAGATATTTCTACTGACATACTGATTAGGCACTCTTAAATTAGTCACACCTAACAATGTGCTTTTAGAACGCAATCCATTAAGATAGTATGCAGTGATTTCATTTAAATTTAAAGTGTTTCCAGAAGCCTTGAATTCTTTGAGTAGCTCATCAAAGTCTTTGTTGTATGTTTCTTTGATAGCAAAAAATGTTGTAGTGAACTGTTCTGCTATCAAGTTATCATTGAATACTGATCTAAAATATGCTCGTGCAATATCAAACTGTTCTGCAGATATCACAGCTTCAGTGCCATAAAACTCGTCAAAGATCTTGACAGTATTATCTTCTGAATTAAAACTTACATTGATAGAGCTCATACTAGTATTTAACCTAGTTAAGTCGTGCTACCAATATCTCTGTTGTTGGAAGTTACTTTACCACGATTTTGAATAGTGTTAGATATAGACCCTGTGGGATTCAATACTCCATATGGAGTTAGTGTGGGCTTTCTTCTAATTATTCTAGTAGGTGGAGTATCAAAACGGAAATCGTTTTGTGCTGATCTATTAGCACCACCTTTGAGTGCATCTCTTAATACTTGTACACCTTCTTCTCTGACTGCTCTGCCTATGTCACCACGCCTTACTGTGTCATAAATTCTGCCTGCCTTTTGAGCCGCACCTAACACACCCAAGATAGAACCTCTGGATAAATCTTCAAACACACCTACACCTGCATCAATTAGTCCACCTTTGCCTAACACTGAAGTTGTTGAACCTGGTCTGCTCAATGATGAAGGTTCGTTGTCATAGTACTGTGGATTGGCAAATCCAGGTACCACAGAGCCTCTGCCCAGTTTACCTGATCCATATTTCACTGTTTCATATGCTATCTCCATGGTGTGTGCCATAGTTTCACCACCTGCTGAATAATCATATGTGTCGTGTGCAAAAGATTGTATCATTGGATTGACCAATGTGTAACTCACATAATTGTGTTGGTTGAAACCATACACAGTGATATCTTTGAAAAAATAAGGCTTCTGGCCTTCACTTTCGTCCTCTCCTATGTAACCCCAGTCATCACCATTTCTTGTTGGGTTGTACAAATCTCTGCCATTGTATCCTGATCTATTGCCAGGAGCAAAGTAAGGATTGTTTACATTGTTAGCAGAAGGATTACCATTGTAAGGTTGTGACGGATCCTTGTAGTAGTATGCATAATATTTGTACCACAGATTTCTGATCAAGTCACCTGAATCATCATGAAACTCTACTCTCACAGGTTCATAATTGATTTTGGATTGTACTAATCTTTTTCTGTTGTATTGATTGAATGTTTCTAATTGAAATGTGTAGTTAGGCAATTGAACATTTTTAACCAGCACACCCATGGTGGATGTGTCTGACACACCAAATGCAGATCTCAGTCCAGGAAGTTCCACGGTATTAAGGTTAAAATATACATGGTAAAGAAATTTTAACCGTGGAGCATTTTCATATCCTGCAGATCTAAATGTTTTGGATGCGTGTTTATAGTCCTTGAAGAAGTCACTTCCGAAGAAGCCCTTCAGGAAATCCTGTCCAAAATTGCCTAGCATTAGACTAGCCTGTTACTACGGCGCCTAGTGCTCTTCCTACTGAAGTACCTAAACCTGTTCCTAATGGAGTCTGTACTGCATTGTCATAACGCATGGTCATGGACACAGTTGCAGGCTCTGAAGTAGAGTAGTTTAAGTCGTTGTAGTTGACTGAAGTTAGATAACAACCATATAATTCCCAAGTTTCTAAAACAACTGGCTCATTAGCACCGTTACCACCATCAAGTACTTCATATCTTGTTAAGAACTTGTAGTCGATACCAGCCGCCGCTGACGACTGTTCCATGAAGTCTACTTGCTTCTGTAGTTGTTCACCAACTAGTTTAGCAACAGCACCTGTGGCATCATCTCTGATTTCTACAGTTGCATCTGACCATGTGTGCTTACCTGCCATTCTCATTCTTGAGTTGTATAGGTCTATTGTGATATCATCAAAACTGACTTCTGGTCTAGTTATTGAGATAACTTGTTTTGTTAATTCAGTTCTTGGAGTTGAAACACCAAAGTTTTCAAATATCGTCCTAAAACGATATTTTAACTTAGGCATTAACAAGCCCTGGTTAGCCGCTGATTGATCAGATGCTAAAGGAACTGTCATTCTTGTTAAACTTGATACTGCCATGTATATTCTCCTAATCTATATGTAGTACTTATTTGAATGTAGGCGTCTACAATGGTGTTTTTGTGCCATTATATACGCCGTTTATTCTATAAGTTACCTGCTTCTATGTCTCCAGTGTTCTTAATTCTCAATGGAATGAAGATAAACTCTACAGATTTAACTGGTTCAATCGCTATATCTACATACAGTTCATTGTTGTCAATTCTTGAAGGAGTGTTGTTTGTTTCATCACATACCACCAAGTAATCAAATATACCTCTCTTGGTAGTTACATCATTTAACAATCCTTCAACTGAATTCTTGATTTCATTTCTAGTAATTTCATCATTAGGTTCAAACAAGAATCCTTTGCCTATTTCTTCTAGTTTATCTCTAAGATAAGCTATGAGTCTTGCAACATTGACTCTATCTAGTGAGCTTGGCAACGAAGCAATAGTTTTGTTA